GTACTCCACATCTACAAATATTTGTAGAGTTCAAAGTAAAATCTCGTCCTATGACTGTGTATAAACAATGGAATTGTATACACTGGGAATTATGCAGAGGCACAATTTTGCAAAATCTAAATTATTGCGGTAAGAGTGATGAAAACCCTTACCTGCTTGGTCTCAAAATACCAAAACCCCTTAGATCATTAAATGAATCTCAGCTCTATCCCTGGCAAAAACTAATTCTGCAACATATCCAAAACGACTCTGACGACGATATGGATAGACTTGTATACTGGGTATATGATAAATACGGTCGAAAAGGCAAAACTAAATTCTGCACATATCTTTTCGACAACTTTGGTTTCACTTATATAAACAAAGGCGGCTTTACCGATATCATGCACGCTATCGGCGGACACGAGGATCAAGAACTCATCAGTGAAGGCCTGGTCATTGATCTACCTCGTTCCGAAGGCAACGATGTTTGCTGGCAAGCCGTCGAAGCAGTAAAAGGTGGTGTCACCTTCTCTGGTAAATATAAATCACAATCAAAACGTTTCAATCCCATGTTTGTTGTAATTTTCTCAAATGATAGCCCCAATCTAGGAGCTCTAAGCAGGGATAGATGGCGTATACTCAACCTTGATACATGCGATCAAGAAAACCCTACATTCGAAAAGCCTGAATGGGAAGAGGCCGGAGTCTTTGATCTCTGAAGATACAACCCACAGCGGGCCGTCAGTCCTTCGTTGGGTTCGAATGGGAGTTGAAAGGATTAGGTCCGGGACCCCCCCAGAGGGTCCCCCCCTTCGGACCTAAAGTCCTTTCCCCTCGCTCATTCGAACTCCCAACTCGGCCTTTTTGCACCCCTCATTTTATTTCCGGTAATGTGGAAATAAAATGATTAAGGATTAGTATAAGCAAAGTCATAATGTGCATTGCACTGTATATTTGTTGTCGAATCCGCTAACATCCATAGCGTATATGTTCGATTTTGTGGCGCGAACGCATTCGTAGAACCAACGTTCAAAGTATTAGAAACTAAAGCATTGTGTAGATTAATATGATGCGAGAATTTCTTCATACTCGCAAATTGTCCATTAGGAGATAGGACAATAAATTTATCATACAATATTTTGAACCGTCTTGGCGAATAAATCGATAACAGTGAATCAATATCTCCCGTCATAAACAAGAGATCTTGGTAATTGCTGGTTCCGCTATACAACTCCAAAGGAGTGCCTGTCGGCTGCATATCCTCAGCAATTATAATCCTACATCGGTGTGATGCTCCTGAATCGGAGTTAAATACCACACCTCTAAAATTGATATACTTCGCAACATATTTCAAACCTACGACAGTACCCGTCGAATTGTCATAGTTATCGGCATCAACGCCTTGCGCTGTTGGAACGAGGCTGTCGCCTGATCCCGAAAGACTGCTTGAAAGATAACCCGAAACTTCATGTAATTCGTGTTTCACTTGGACCATTCCTTTGCCCAACCCCCTCGAAGCAAGCATACGACTAACCGTCTTCTTTACCATTGCTTTCTTCCCTTTCTTAACACCCTTACGAGACGCTTTTCGTCTAAAGGTAGTTTGTTTTTTAACAACAGTCGGCATGTGTTTTTTATTATAGAATATTTTTTATTTAAATAAAAAAATTCACTTTTATAAAAATGACCGATCAGTTTGCTCCAGTTTGCTCCATGCAAGGTAATACTAACATTGCATGCGTTGAGCCTCAAGTAGTCTCAACTGTCACAAATGCTCCAAAAAAGAAGAGTTGTAACTCTGCAAAAAAGTGGTGTGGTACGTTTAACAACTACACCCAGGAAGATTACGACTCCTTCCTGACCACCACCAAAGAATTTTGCAAATCAGCTATCATTGGACGCGAAGTTGGTGAAAAAGGTACTCCACATCTACAAATATTTGTAGAGTTCAAAGTAAAATCTCGTCCTATGACTGTGTATAAACAATGGAATTGTATACACTGGGAATTATGCAGAGGCACAATTTTGCAAAATCTAAA